TTCCCAGTGCGCCTGCGGCCCCCTGCGGTGCCGCCTACCATCACCCCAGCGTCCTCTCAGCCATGGCCAACCGCTTCACAGGTGGCGTCTCCATCAACGCTGAAGTCAGCGGCCTGCGGCAGATGCAAGCCATCACCGATCCCAAGCTGTTCGCCAAGGCTGAGCGCAATGGCCTCAGAGCCGCCGGTAGCACCGCACGAACACAGATCCCCAAGGGCATCGCGCAGCGCTACACCATCCCCTCCTCACGCGTCAAGCAGGACATTTCCAAGCCCTGGGTCACCAATGACTTCGTGCAGCTGCGCCTGTCACGCCAGCCTCCCACGGCTCTGCAGTACAAGTTCAAGCCAGGCAGACGCGGCGGCCCCCAACCTGGCATGGGCCCTGGTCGAGGGTGGGGCAAGCCTCAGCCTGCTGGCCGCCCGGCATCGATGAAGGTGTTCCGCAATCGCTCGGCTGTCAACCTGCCCAGCGCGTTTCTGGCGCCCAATGGCCTGCCCATGCTCCGTGTCCGCAACGAACGAGGACGCGGCTCACTCACCGTCTTGCATGGCCCAAGCATTGGACAGATATACACAGGCAAGTCTTTGTATGCTCGCGAACTCCGCAGCGAGACCGAAACCGCAGTGCTGGCCTCGTTCTCCAAAGCATTCGAGAAAACTTTTTCAGATGCAGCACGAGGCTACGGCCGGCAAAGTTAGCCGCAACAAGAAGTTTCCGGGTCCTTCTGGCGCCTCCTTAGTGCGGGTCCTTGAATCGCCCGTTTTTTCGCTAGCGGGAGGCGGGCGAAGTGGTTCAAGCCGGCAGGCCGAGACAAGGCGACCCCCTCCCCATCGCGGGGCTTTGAACCAAGTTTAAACCAGGTTCAAACCTGGTTCAAAGTGGCCTAGGGTGCGCTGGTCAGGTTCAAGCGATGGCTGAGGTAACGAAGAGCGAGCTGGCGAGGCGGCTGGGTGTGAGCCCATCGGCGGTTGGGAAGGCGATCCGTCAAGGGCGGATTGCGGCTGCGGTGGTGACGCTGCCCGATGGCCGCGAGCTCCTGGACGAGGAGCATGCAGTGGAGCTGTGGGCGAGGAACACGCTGCAGAAGGTGGCGTCAGCCGATGGGGTAGCACGGCAACCGAAGCTGCCTGCCCCCCCGTTGCGCGAGCGGGCGAAGGCGCCGGTGGATGAACGGCAGTTGCGGGCCTACATCGAGTCACTACCCGAGGATGAGATCCCGGACCTGAACGACAGCCGCGCCAGGCGGGAGCACTACCAGGCGGAGGTGTCAAAGCTGGCGGCGCTGCAGGGCCGGGGTGAGCTGGTTGTGGGTGTGGAGGTGGAGCGGAAGGCGTTCGAGCTGGCGCGTGCGGTGCGGGACCAGATGACCGGGATCCCGGATCGGGTGTCGGGGATGCTCGCGGCATGCGGTGATGCGCGGAAGGTGCATCAGGTGCTGAGCGAAGAGATCCGCATTGCGCTGGGGGCGTTGACGAATGGCTGACGGCGGGAGCGTGTACGAGCAGGCATTCCTGGCGGGGCTGCGGCCGCCGGATCCGATGAGCGTGAGCGAATGGGCGGACCGGTATCGATGGCTGAGCGGTAAGGGGTCAGCGGAGAAGGGGCAATGGCGAACGGATCGGACGCCATACCTGCGGGAGCCGATGGATTGCCTGAGCCCCTCGAGCCCATGGCGCCGGGTGGTGCTGATGTTCGGCAGCCAGATGGGGAAGACCGAGGTGGTTCTGAACTGGCTGGGGGCGATCATCCATCTGTGGCCGGGGCCGACGCTGCTGGTGCAGCCGACGCTGGACATGGCGAAGCGGCTCAACCGCCAGCGCCTGGATCCGCTGTTGAAGGAAACGCCGGTACTGACGGAGCTCGTGGCACCAGCGCGATCACGGGACAGTGGCAACACGATGTTCATGAAGGAATTCCGCGGCGGGCTGTTCGTGCTCACCGGTGCGAATAGCGGCAGCGCGCTGCAGAGCATGCCGGCCGCGTACCTGGCGGCGGATGAGGTGAGCAGCTACCCGATGGAGGCGGACGACAAGGGCGACCCGCTGGAGAACGCGGAGACGAGGACGAGCACGTTCCCGATGGGCAAGGTGCTGATCACCAGCACGCCCGGCACAAGGGGGGCGTGCCGGATCACTGAGGAGTATGAGAAGCGAAGCGACCGGCGGGGCTATGCCGCGCTGATGCCATGCTGCGGGGCCCATGAGGTGTTGCGCTGGCGAGAGCATGCGCAATGGGATCGACCGGACGGGGATGTGTGGATGCGGTGCCCGGCGTGCGGTGAGCGGGTGGGGCAGGAGCACAAGACGGCGATGCTGATGGGTGCAATGTGGAAACCGAGCGCGGTGGGCGATGGGATGACCGCTGGGTTTCATCTGCCTGGGTGGTATGCGCCGGCGGGGTGGACACCGTGGGAGCAGATCAGGGATGAGTTTCTGCGGGCCCATGGCGACCCGCTGCTGCTCAAAGGCTGGGTCAACAAACGAGCGGCGGAAGCCTGGGAGGACGAAGCCCTGGCGAAGGTGAGCGCCGATGGGCTGATCGTGCGGGCGGGCGAGTACCGAGCGGGGACATGCCCTGCGGGTGTGCTGCTGCTGCTGATGAGCGTGGACGTGCAGGACACCTGGCTGGAGGTGGTGGTGAAGGGCTACGGCAGGGGTGATGAGAGCTGGCGGATTTGGCATCAGAAGATCGAGGGCGACCCGGCGCAGGGTGATGTGTGGGAGCAGGTGGCGACGATTCTGCGGACTGAGTTCCCTCGAGAGGGAGGGGGCACGATGCGGGTGCGGTTCTGCGCGGTGGACACGGGTGGGCACTACACGGCGGAGGCCTACAACTGGGCCAGGGAGCACACGAAGGAGGGGGCAGTGGCGATCAAGGGCGCGACCAAGCGGGACGCGCCGGCACTGAGCAAGGGCAACAAGATCGACGTGACGTACAGGGGCAAGACGATCGCCAACGGGTTGACGCTGTACATGGTCGGCGGCCATGGGTTGAAGCGAACGGTTTACAGCCGGCTGAAGATTGAGGAACCAGGCCCTGGCTACTGCCACTTCGATGATGAGACGACAGAGGGGTACCTGGCGGGATTGACGGCGGAGCGGTTGCAACCGCGCTACGTGAAGGGCTTCCAGGTGCTGGAGTGGCATTGCCCGTCCGGCGCGAGGAATGAACCGTTGGACTGCGAGGTCTACTGCCTGGCGATGCTTGAGCTCGTGAAGCGGAAGTACAACCGGGCGACGATGTGGGACCAGCTGGAGCGGCTGGCGGAAGGTGGCGCGAGGGTGGGGAGTGCGACGGCTGCTGCGGCCAGTGGTGGTGGTGTGTTTGCTGGCGTGTCAAAGTTCACCCGCTAGGATGGCGCCATGAGTATCACCCTGCAGATTGCCCAGCAACGGCTGACGCAGTACCTGGACGCGGAGGCGGCGGTACTGGGCGGGCAGGAGTACCGGATTGCGGATCGATCGCTGAAGCGTGCTGACCTGGCGGAGATCAGGAAGGGCATCGAGCATTGGAATGAGAAGGTGGAGAACCTGAGCATTGGCAGCTCCAGCGGCAGCCGGCGCTGCATCGTTTCTCGGCCGTTGTGGTGATGGGCAAGGCGAAGCGGCGACAGATCCTGCGGGAGATTGCGGCAGCGCAGCCGGCGGCACCGGCAGGACCGTCAGCGGTGGCGGGTTCTGGTCTGGCCTTGGGCACGAGCGACCTTGCCAGGCAGATGAGGTTCGGCAACTGGCGGCCGTTCTCCTATGACGCGGACAGCGAAGCGGAATGGCAGGCGGGTGATGAGCGGGCGTTCTCCCGTGATCTGGTGCGATCGGCACCGGTGGCGGCGGGTGCGATCCAGACCCGGGCCAGCAAGATCATCGGCACCGGCCTCACCTTGCAGAGCCGGATCAACGCGGATGAGCTGGGGCTGAGCGAGGACGAGGCGTCCGAATGGCAGTCGAAGACGGAGCGGCGGTTCCACATGTGGGCCCGCTCGAAGTTCGCGGATGTGACGCGCGAGCAGAATTTTTACCAGCTGCAGGACCTGGTGCTGCGGTCGCATGATGAAAGCGGCGACGTGTTCTCGTTGCTGGTGAACAAGCCTCAGCGTGGGTGGCCGTTCCGGCTGGTGGTGCAGGTGGTGGAAGCGGATCGGGTGTGCAACGAGAACGGGCAGATGGACACGGGAACGCTGGTGTC